AACGTAATGCCGCTCCAATAGGAGCCTTTACTTACAACCACATATCACTATGGTGACATGTGGAGAACTAGGTATGTAATGCCTTTGCATTAAATACCTCATTTGCTTCAAACCCATTTTGGAAATGAGCAAATATCTCGCCGGTGGCTAAGCCCTCGCCGAGTGATCTCGATATAATATTCGAGAAATGGAGTACCACCTTCGTTAGTGGATCTCCCATGAGGACGCCCCTGTACAGGGTTACTTTCCTCGTGTCACCCTCCGACGGGTGACCTATGTCCTTCAACGGCCCAGTGGCTGTGAAGTAAACAGTTCGTGGTTGGAAACATATTCCCATCACGATACCTTGAAGAATTTGTGGTATTCCACATTTCTTCATCCATTTGCGCGACACTAGTCGGGCAAATGCGTGTATCAAGCGGTCTGTCGCCTCTTGATAATCAGTGCTGCAAAACCAAAGGTTTTGCCACCGTACGACTCTATCAATGTGATCATTGAAAGTGTCTTCCTCTCTCCTGCTCCGATCTTCGGAGAACAGGAGATTATACATCTCTTCAGACGTGAAGTCTTTGAAGAGATTCCATCCGTGGTGGGATTTCCCCATTCCGGACTCTGAGCTCTTGAACCCTTTCTTTAGGGGCCAAGCGCATATCTTGGAGATTGTGTCTAGCACAATCTTCAATGCCGCGAGTCCCTTTGTGACCACGCGTGCTTTGCTAGGTTCACGCACAACTGTGAGCATAACCTTTCTGAGTTCTTCTGGTTCAGTCCAGAGAACCTCATCGAGACACGCAAAGAATATTGCAGTGCCTACGCTCTGGAAATCGTCTTTATGACGGTATTCCAGTACTTTTCCTGTGTCCATATCCCTTACGGGAATGGGCATCTCGTCATACTTAGACATTAAGTCTAGTATGGCCTGGGCGGTTCCGCCCTCCTTCCTGGTGGCTTCCCAACAGGCGGATCCTGTGACTGTGACACGTGCTTTCGTGTCCAGTCCCGTAAAGACATGATCGGGGATGCCCCCGATCACGTCATCTAACGCAGCTGACACGAGTGCAGACTGCGTTGGAGTAAATTCTGGTGGCGGTTCAGATACCGACAACAGAAACTTCCTCTTGCTGCGTAGCACAACAAGTGGAGGTGGGGTCCCAGATCCTCTCGTCTGGGACAAGGTTCCTGCCAGGTATAGCCTGGAGAAACCCTCAAATCTCACCGCCCAGCTCCAGGCTGGTCGGAGGAATGAACTGACCCATCTAGGTGTGTCGTTCATAGCAAGGAAACCCTTGCTTGGTTCATCCAGGTGTATAACCTGTTTGAACAACTTACGAGATCTTTTGAGATCTTCGTAGTGAGTGACTTGCTCTTTTAGTGAGAAGTCAGTGACCTCACCGTCGATAAACTCGTCGGTGAGGAGGACCGATATACCCTGAAGGGTAAATAGGTCGAACTTTTCCCAATCCCAGACTTCTTCTGGGAAGGAAAGAAACCGTTGTAGGAACATTCCGTCAACAGTTTTGAGTACCTCCAAGAGCCTTTGTGCCCTGTAGGTTTTGTTTCGCAAGACTTTATAGTCTGCGAACTTTTCAATCTCGTCATTGTTCCATAATGGATCATGACGACCTCTCAGGAAGAATGAGATTCTCCTGAACAGTGTTGAGGCGAAGTTCCTTAGAGGATCTTCACCTTTTGCAGAATTGCGAGCACACTGGATCCTATGGCCCCAGTGTGTGTGACGAAAGAGCAAGTGCATCTTCTCGTCATGATTGTTAATCTGGGTAAACCAGGTAACATTCTTTCGGTCAGACCCGACCAGATCGGGCTTGATCTTTCCTTGGAGCCGGTGGCAACCACCGGCCCAGACGTTTATAACGGGCTTTTCTTCACAGTACTGTGAAGCAAAGCAATATCCCGCGAGGACCCTAAAGGGGTCCTCGTAGATATCCCTAGAGCTAGTTTCGCTAACTCCAGGAACCTCATCCTCAAGCTCTTCAGCTTGGGATGCGTCGGAACTCTCACTGAACCAATGTTCAATGGGAGTGGTTCTTTCCTCTCCGTGGTTATCCACAGAAGGAAATAGGAACCCATCCTCCATGAGGAAGGGTTCCACTGATTTGGAAAGGGGTCCGCCCGCTTTCCTCAGTGTCAAACAACTTGGTATCTGCTTCAGATACAAGTTGTGGTTTCCTCGAACGTAAAGTTCGAGGTCCCTCGGTACGACATTGCGCTCAAGGCGCCTGTCGTAATATAGTTTGCACTCCTCTATGCGGGAGTATGCATAACCTGAAGTTAGAGCCGAGTAGTTCTTAAACTTCA